TAACGACCCAAGACCCAGCAGTTCATTCAGCCGCTCTAGGCCGCTCGTCCTTGCTTGCTCCGCAGTCTGATTCTGCTGCGTGATCCGCAGCCCCTCTTGGAAGGCCGCTGCTGTCCCTTTGGCCTCTTCAGTCAACCGCCCAAACGCAGCGGCGTACTCCTGCGGGCCAATCAAGTTGGCTCGCAATTGATCGGCCAGTGCCGAGAACTTCGCGGCAAACTCTTCCTGCGCTCGCCCGGCTGCCGCCGTATTTTCCGCAAACGGCGTGAACACGTTCGTCGCCTTCTCGGCCTGGGCGGCGAGCTTTTCTAGCGCACGATCAACCGGCGTGAGCGACTTTGCCAAGCCGGTCGCATCGCCGGTGACCTTCAGTGCTAGCCCGACGATGTTTGCCATTACCCACCTAGTGCTGCTTGCAACGCTCTGATCTGTGTCAGCATCTGATCGCCATGCTGCGGAGCCTTTTCAATCGGATTGAAATCATCTGCTGACGGGCACTTGCCTCTCGGCGAGTGCGGCGCGAGCATCGCACTCACCTCAAGACCTGTCTGCCGCCAAGGGTCTGGGAGAGCTTGGTAGTAGCGTGTGTACGCCATCCACTCGGTCAACTCCCGCGAATCCATGCGGCGAGACAGTTCGCCGACTGTCATGCCGAGGTGTCCCGCCAGCGCGAACATGAATCGTCGCGTCGGCGAGACTCCTAGGCTTTTCCCAACTGCTCGACGTCTGCCTCCGTCATGTTGTTGTGTGCGAGAGCCTCGTCAAAGAGCCGCCCCATGACCGCGCCAGACTTGTTCGCCAGCGCGCCGACCTGATCACGGGTGAAAAGCAGTTCGCCCTTTTCGTTGCACAGCACGCGGGCGAGGTACTCCGTGCGGAAGTTGTCAACGCCCGTCTCTCGCTTGCCGATCCAGAGACGCTCGTATGCGTCACGCTCGCCGACGCTCATCATGCGAATGAACACGTCGCCGTTCCATTCACGAACAGCAACCTGCTTCAGCCCGAGATCGTCAGCCGCCAGAATCTGATCTGCCGTCAGTGCCATGCTTGAACTCCTACGATGGTGAAAAGCGGAGCGTCACCGTGTTGCGTTGCACGTCGTTGACTTTCTTCTCGACTGCGAGTCGCTGGAAGATTGCCTTGTGCGTGAACACGACGCCCGGCCCTGTCACTTGAAACGTGGCACGCTTGCCGTAGTTGGTCAGCGTGCAGTTTGCAGTGCCAAGGCACACTACATCTATAGTGCCTAGGTCAAGCGCAAACGGCGAGCCGATGCTGCCGCGAGAGATTGGCAGATCGCCGCCATGCAATATCTTCAAGTCAACCACCTCTTGAAACGCGACTGCGTTCCAAGAGACGGTCACACCGGCAGCATAGTTCGCCATGACGGGATGCCTCCGTCACGCAATTAGCGAGCGACCTTGAATACCGCAGTGCCCTTGATCACATCGTTCGCTGCGAACGTCACCGACGAGGAAACGACGGTTGACGCCTTCGACAGGAACGTCGCACCGGCGTGCGTGATTACAAGCGTGCCGGTCGCTGCGTCCGCGATGATGTCCTTGCCGAGGTACTCGATCGTGACCTGTCGCCCCGTGTCGGTTGCGTTGCCGGTCAGCGGGCGATCCTGAGTCAGCACGGAGCTGCCAGCAGTCTGCCCGAGGTGCGACACGTCGATGGTGTTGTCGGTCGCAGGATCGGCGAGGTTGTAGACGATGCTCGTGACCGTGTAGCCGCCAGCCGCAAACGTGAACACTGTTCCGGTTGAATCATGGGGCGTAATCGCCATAGCTAGTTACTCCTGCCAGAGGATGCCGTAAAGCTGCTGAACGGTGTAGACCGGCGGGAGGTCGCCGCCAGCCAGTTGTGCGAACCCGTCGCTCTCATTATCGAGGGAGACGTTGCTCACTACCGTATTGTCAAAAGTGCCTCCCCACCCATCCAGAGACACGCGACACTTGTCAGCAATATCGCGGGCAGATTCGTATGTCTCCGCGAAAATATCGACCGAAAGGTTTACTGTCGGCACACCCACCGGCCCGGCGAGCGACTGCTGCCGCGTCACCGCCAGCCGCCTCCACGTGATGAACGGCAGGGCCGCAGTGGCAGGGGCGATGACGGGATAGATTCTGGTCGATACCAGTGCCGTCACGGCGGCTGTCGTGACAAGTCGATTGCGGATGACGGCCTCGGGCGACTTGAATGCCATGCGTCAGACTCCCGAGATGGTGCCGGTGGCGCTGTAGGTGAGCGTAGACAGGGCACGCTCCAGCGAGATCCGCAACTCTTGTTGCAGGATCGCAGCCACCTGGGCCTGCGTCTGCTGGAACGCCGTGCGGATTGGCGGCTGACCCGCTACGCCGCCCTCGGGCGAGGGCGGGATCACAATGGGGCTGGCCGACTTTTTGAAGTAGGCTCCCGGCGTTGGCGGGTCAGTCTGCACGCGGCTTCTGTTCCCAGGCTGGCGAATCATCCCGAACGGGCCGAGTGATTTGTAGCTCGACGCAATGTAGGCGTTCTGGCCTCGAACGGTGTGGACGACGCCTTTGCCGCGAACCACCTCCTGCTGGCCCATTCGCGTCCGCACGAACGGCACCGATGGGCTTCGCCTCTGGTAAGGCGTGTTGCTGAACTTGCTGACGACACGCGCTCGGGTTCCGTACTCGATGAGCCACTGGTGATACGCACGGTCGCCCTTGTCTCCCGACGAGACACGCACCTTGCCGCCTGCCGCACTCTCCGAGCCACGCTTGCCGGTTGCACGGTAGCCAATCAGCCCGACTGCGTTGCCGTTCTTGGTGTACGCCTTCGCCAAGGACATCACAGCGGCTCGCAGATTGCCCGTAGGGCCGACAGGCGTCAGTTCCCGCAGCCGTGCCTCGGCGGGCTTGATAGCCCTCTCTAGAGCCGCCTTAAGCGAGGTGGCAGTGAACTCAGGCTCTCCGAGGCCGCGAATCGCATCGCCGACTGCCTTGAGGTCTGGGAAGTCTGCCGTGATGACGATGCCTGCTGTAGCCATCAGACATTCTCCTGACAGATCACTTCATGCTCGCTGCGGTTGTTGTGTTCCAGCAGGCTGACAATCTCCAGCGTGCGAGACTGCCATGAAAGTCGGTGCGACTGTGTGAGGCCCGGCAGATACCGCATTCGCACGCGATGGCTGATCGCCACCTGGCTCTGCCCCGAGAGCAGCTGCTCGCGTGCCGACACACCATCGACGCTAGCCCACACGGCCGACGAGTCCGACCATGTCATCACCAGTTCGCCAACGGAGTTGGTCACGCCGCTGGCAACCTGCACCGTCACCCGCTCGCGAAGTTTGCCGGGGTCGATCATCGGTACGATCCCCAGCGTTGTGCGTCGAGCAGTGCCTTGACGCCATACGGAATGTCGTTCAGCGAGCCGCTGTCGGCAGCAAGTCGTCGCTCATAGAAATGCCCGACGAGCATCAGGATTGCGTTGCGGATGCCTTGCGGTACGCTCGCCCCCGACTCGCCACGCCCGGCCCACCATGTCACGGTGACCGAGTTGTAGTCGGTCAAGTGCCCCGGCCACGCCCCGCCGTAATTGTTGCGGATCACGCCGGGCTTTGTGTCGCGATCAACGCGATAGGTGGAAGATGACAGGGTAGCGGTCGCCCCAGAAACGTCGGACGTAAACGTCACACTGACAGCCGTTGCCGTGCCAGCCGTCGCCATCGGAGGGCGAGGCAGTTCGATCTCTGCCGGGAAACCGTCGAGCCGCATGACGAGTTGCTGGTGAATCAACGCCTCGTCCATGTACGTCTCAGCCCACTCGCGGGCCGCCGTAATGAGCGACACGACGTAGAGGTCGTCGGCGTCGGAATCAATGCGGCAGTGGGCCTTCGCCTCTGCCAGAGACACAGGCTCGACCACGGGCTGCGTCAGCGTTCGCACGCTGCGATACCGCATCGGCTTGCCGTCATACACCGGGCGAGGGTAGTCCATCAGTTCCCTTTCCGGCGGCGCGGAGTGAGGTCGGCAGACTCGCCGACTGGCTCAACGCTCGCCGTCTCGATCAGGTCGATCTGTTTCTCGGGGATCGCACGCCCCTCGGCAATCAGCCGCTGGGCTACATCGCTGTCGCACTCGGTCACGTCGCCGGGACGATAGGTCGAGTAGTTGGCAGTAAACTTGATTTTCATGATTGGGGCACACTCCATGCAGTGTCGGGGCGTGTGAGCTTGGTCGTGAAGTCAGTCGTCCACTGGAACACGGGCGACTGCAGGTTCTTGCCAGGCCATGTAACGACGTACTCGCCGTGCCCGAGGACGACGCGCGGCGAGATGAACACGCGGTTGCCGCTCTCCCGCCAGTTGCGCCAGAACCAGATGTCATCATCGACGCGGCCCTCGTTCCAAGAATCGTCTGGGCCGGGCTTGCTCCAGAACCAAGGCTTTTTGCACCGCTTTAACGCAGCTGTCGAGATGACTGTCAGGCCGAAGTGAGCAGAGTCCACCTCCTGCACAGGCTCGGCAAACCAGTCTGCTGGCACCGATGAACTGCCGCTGGCTGGAGGATCGTCGAGCGTGCCCTTGAGCGTCAGCATCGGGCGACCGTCTTCGCGCTTGGTCTGCAGTCCCGTGATCGCATCGCACTGGAACGTCAGAGCCATCGCGAACAGGTGCTCAACGTCAGCCTTGGTGAAGAACGTGTCGTAGTCGATGGTGAGCAGATACTCACATTTGTCGATGAACTGCTCGAAAATCCGTGTGTTGACCTGTGACCAGAACGCTCCCGTGCCCATTGTCGGCTTAATGCCAAGCGGCATCAGAGCCTGCGCCCACGCGAAGTGGTTGCTAGTGAACGAGAGGCGCGGCA